GATAAAATTACTGGTAGAACTGCTGATTCTTATTCAAAAGAGTATAGAATTAATTTGCCAGATACTTATACTTCAGCAGACGTAAAAGTAGAGAGAACAACAAATGACCGAACACCTGGCGGTAAAATTATAGATGAATTTGAAGTAAGCAGTATCCAACTGTTAATTGATGATAGGCAAAGATATTTAAACAGTGCATATACAAATTTAAGACTAGATTCTGAACAATTTAGTTCTATACCAACAAGAGCTTTTCGTATTCGTGGTGTAAAAGTAAAAATACCAGGAACAGGGTCAGGTGGGGGAAGTGTAGCTTCAAGAACACCCACTGTCGATATACAGACAGGAAGAATTAAATATCCAGCTAATTATATATAGAGGGAGAAAGATATGAAAAAAACAATACTTATGTGTGCGATACTTGTCGGCTTTTTAAATGCTTGTGTTCCAAATGTTGTAGTTGACACAAAAGGTCGTTCAGGAACTTTCAATTATTCAACAGCAGAAGATTTAACCAATGATAAAATACTTTGTGAACAATTAGTAAAAGATAATGTTAACCTTGCATTTGATTATTCAAGATATGCTTTTGCTAAATATGTTGAGATAGGAACTATTGGTTTGATAAAAGCTGATGAACTTAAATCAAAAAAAGTAAATAGAGAATGTTTAAAAAATCGTGGGCATTCTACATTAGATTGAGAGGATAAATGCAGATAGAAAAGAATATACCAATACCGCCAAGAGGTAAGTACAAAGACCCTGAAAAAACAAAGATAGCCAAGTCTTTAGAGATAGGAGACTCAATTAAATTTGATAACCTGAAAGATATGACAAAC